TATTTCTCCAGTCCTATTGGAATATGATGTACCCCACGATCCATCTTGTGTTCCTTCTATAACCCTCAGCAAACCCCAATTTTTGTGTTCGCTTGCCATTGTATTAGAACGCCACCAATAATCACTATCTTGGACCCAACCGTGTGGTTCTACTTCTATCCGTTTTTTGTGTTCTTCTACTGATATTATATCTAATACACGAGGATCATTCCTTATCAGCGCAACTTCATCTTCTTCTAGCATGTAGTTAGTATTTCTACTTCTAGGTCTACGCATAGCAACATCTACATTCCTATCAGGTATATATAAATTACCGCCAGGTGTTTCCATATCATCGTAAAAATCATTTAAATCTTCAAAAGAATGTAGGGTAATAATGTATTCTTGCATTAAGAATTATCCTTCTACTTGAACTAACGTGAGCGTGACAGTAATTGCTGCAGACGCACCTGATTTATTAACAACTTTTAAAGGTATATCTGTAGTCACAGGTGATTCATCATTAAAGCCAAATACACCAGGAGTTATTAGTAAAGTATCTGCTCCTGTAGTGATTGCTTCTGCTATAACTCCACTTCCAGGTAAAGGGTCAGTAGTTTCAGCTCTTGCTGCGTCGGCAGTTCTACTTGCTGTGTCTGAATATACTGTAACCCATGCTGCAGCCGATGTTTCTATTTTTAATAAATAATAACTTTTGAATCCTGTTATAGTTATGTTGTCTGCTGATCCATCTAATATTGAAGTTGTGGTTGCATTTGCAGTAGATCTTGACAATGTAGCATTATCGGCTTGATTTGCAATTGCTACCCAAGCTCCACTATGGGCAAAGTACATCCTACCGTCTTGATGACTATGTAATATTGCTCCATGATAAGTTGATGGAGAAGGAAATGCATTTTGGTTACTGTAATAAAACGGTATCACAGTTCCTTCTACTGCTGGAGCTACAATTGCTCCTACATCACTAATTGTAACAAGACTGTTTTGTAAGGTATCTCCTGTAGTGCTATCAAATCTTACAATTGCGTTGTCAGTGGAACTAGGCGCTTTGTTAACATCACCGGAAGCGATAGATGATATTGTTCCGTCTCCGGTTACAGTAATTGTGGTATTATCAACTTTAACAACACCTACATCTGCTGCAGTTGCTATAGGCAGAGTTGCTCCACTACTATTTGCATTCCAGCTTGTACCATCCCATGTCCAAGTTATATCACCTACTGTATGAGTATCGTTTACTAGTGGTGAATTTGGAAAATTAATTGCCATGTTTATCTATTCCTTTTCTCATAAATCATGAATAATTATCATAATTTCGCCTAAATTTAATGGATCTTCATTCCAACGTCTAATTATAAATTCAACTTTGTCAACAAATCTTGTTGTGCCAATTTGTGCTCCATTTCCTGCTATCCAATTAGTGCCATCATAAGACGCATTGACAATGTAATCTGTTCTAGCAGAGTAAGAAGATGGAAATGTAAGGGTGTATACAACGTCTGAATCTTGAGCTGACCCGTCACCGCCGGACTTTGATACAGTATAACCGGTCGTGCCCATCCATGTTGGATTGTTACCATTCATATCAATACAACCAATTGCAGTTGGTGAACTTTGCGAAGTACTGTAACCACTTTGTGGTGTGGCATCTACCCATTGTAAACTTGTTCCATCATTGTAATATACTTTGAGCACTCCAACAGTTGAATCCCACCAAAGATCTCCGCTTTCTGGATTTGTCGGAGTAGTGTCACTGATTGTTACACTGGCACTATTAATTGATGTTGGAACAAATCTATTATTATCAGTAGACCATTCTAAGACTTGCCCGTCAGATATACCTGCTAAACTTACATCACTATGATTTGCAATTGTTCCATATTGTGTCAAGTATCCAATTAGACTATGATCTCCCCAACTGTAAGCAGTGTTCCAATCAGTTATATTTTGAGTTGTAATTCCACCTGCTGGATCAGTTGGACCTATATATCCAACTAGACTATGATCTCCCCAGCTATAAGCAGTATTCCAATCTGTAATGTTTTGAGTTGTAATTCCACCTGCTGCACTAGCTAGAAAAACTGGATCGGTTTCTGTAACTGTATTAACTGCTGATACCCATAACGTGCCGTTGTATTGTAAGACATGTCCAGGTGTAGGATTAGATATAGATACATCTCCTAAGTCGTTTAGATTTGTATCACCTAAACTTGTTATATAACCCTGAGTAGCATGATTACCCCAATTGTATGCCGTACTCCAATTGGTAATATTTTGAGTAGTAATGTTGTAGGCTGCGCTGGCTACAAAGACAGGATCAGTTTCTTCGTAGAATGTGATATAACCTTGGAGCGAATGATCTCCCCATCCGTATGCAGCATCCCAGTTAGGTTTGCTTGTTTCTAAAGTAGTAGTGCGGGTATTTAACTCAGAAAAATTACCGTCTAATTCTTCAAATGTTAAGGCTTCGCCTTTTGTCAATCTTAAAGTTATTGCCATTATAGTACATATCCTTGTTCAACATATCCAGTTGTTATATATTGTGATGTATCTGGATCATCTTGGTCTTGCCCAAAACCAATATTATCAGGTTCAGTATTTACTTTATCTCCAATTGATCGCAATTCAGTAAGGGCATTATTATTTGCAGTCCTATACCCTAATTGTGAAGTTTTACCTCTGCTAGCATTTAATATTTTTGCAACCACAGTAGATAAATTCGGCTCATTTAATTTTCCTAGCGTGTCTATTAGTGCAAAGACAGATATCCTTTCTTTTTTGGCCTGTGTCATTATAACCTGGCTAACTGTACGTGATGCCGTTTCGCCAAAATTTCTTTTATCAAAAAAACCAACAACAGCATCGTATTCGGAAATTGGAAATTGTATTTTTTTAGTAAAATATGAATCGAAAAATTCAACAACTTTCTGTTCTGATTTTTTTTCTTTTGTTGGTAATGCTGACATAAAAATCCTTATAAACTTGGAAATTCTAAATTCTGTAATCCACTTACTGTATTATCGTAAAAATCTTCATTTGCTCCGGTAATAACATTAGTTATATCTTCACGGACTCCTGCTTCTGTTAAATCCTGTATATTACCTATTAAATTTACACCTGCAAGGACTGCTGCGATTGGATTGTTAAATCCTTTACCCGTTCTTGTGTAATCAAATAAATCTACTCCCCCTGATAATATTGCACCTAACGATACTGAACCACCACCTACAAGAGTGTTTGGACTAGGAGTTGCATCATAATGCGCTAAATCTCCAAATCCTACCGGTTCTCCTTGTCCGCCTTCTGTTACTCCGCCCCGGTCAATCCATACAGTCTCATATGCAACTGTCATACTGTTTTCATTTATATCACTTCCAGGAGAAGAATCTACGTTACCATGATTCCACTCTGTTATTATAGGGTTAACTAGAGTATAGGTAGTGTAGGTATGCCTTGTCATTTGGCTTATTTGAATATTTACAATAAAAGGATCTGTTATGCCATTATGTAATCCAAATGCATATTTATTGCGAACTTCTCCCTTGTATGTACTATCACCTGCATCAGCTTGACCGTACAATTTATTAAAAGCGCCTTTAGCCATATCAGACAATCCATAATTCCCATCTAGATAATAGTATCTATAATAAGCTTCTAACATTCCTGTTATAATGCCTAAATTATCGTCATGGAAATTTATTGTAATAGGATTGTAAGTAAGTCCTGTTTGTATTTGTTTTGTTCTATTATATTTTTTTTTTGCTTCTACATTTGCAGTAAAAGACGGTAGTGTAGAATTTTTTACAAGTAAACCTGCTTCTAATTTATGTTTTTGATCCCATGACAGCAATGTCTTTTGCATTGCAGGACTGAATGTAAAAGCGACATGGTATAGAAACTTTACTTTAGGCGCAAGTCTAAATGAATTTTTAGCAAAGGTCCTGCTAGCATGCCTAGCATCACCTAAATTTCCTTTTGGATTTAGGGTTCCTGATAAAAGATTATCAAAGAATCCATTGAATGCATTACTCATAATTTACTTTACTATCGAAAGGGCAGGTTTACTGCCCATTATTGGAATTTTTATGAACCGCCACCTGTAGCTAATGTGCTAATATTTCTACCTATAGCAGTACCTATACCTGTACCTTGAGGTGTTTGTATAGCATTATCATAGCGTACACTCAATGTAATAGTGACAGGAGCAGATTCAGCATAATTTAAAGAATTATAATTTGCACTTTCTAAGTAGCATCCGTATAATTCAAAAGTTTCTAAAATACCCGGAGTATTTGCTCCGTTGCCGCCATCTAGAATTTCTATTTTAGTAGTAAATTTGTAATCTAATCCAGATGCTGCACTTGATTGCTCATAAAAATCAAATTGCTTTTGAAGTTGCTCACCTACTAATAGTTGGACTTCATTATTAACATCTTCTCTTAAATTAATTGTAATCGGTTCCCAATTGTGCTTTCCAGCCAAATATACCCTAGAGTTATACACATCTAATGTAATTTGATCAAAAGTTAAATTAGGTTTTGTTACATCTACAACTTGTTTTGTTAATTCTGTTGTAGGGGTACTGTTGCCAAAATTTTGAAAAGATACCCTAAATCTATATTGTAATTTTGGCATCAATAGTGCCTGCGAACTGGGGCTGTCCCCAGTTGCAAGTGGCACTGTCATTTTTGATAAAGTTGCTATAGCCATTAAATCGCTCCTAATTTATTATTATTTATCGTATTATAAACCAGATATTTCACCTGTGTTTTTAATTCTTAAAGGTATGTAAATAAACTCGATAGCTTTTACCGGCTCTATTGCAATATCTACATACAACTCATTTCTGTCAATTCTTGCAGGTGTATTATTTGATTCATCACAGACAACAAGGAAGTCATACAGTGCTCTAAGACCAACTAATTCTAATAGTAATGTTTCTACCTGCTGTTTGATTTCATCGCGTGTAATTTTATCATTTGGTTCAAATAAGTATGGTTTTGCCAATACTTTTAGTTGACTTCTAAGATAGATAATTAAGCGAGCAACGTTTATTCTATCTAAAGCACTTGCAGTAAGTTGTCTAGTTTTTTGACCAAAACACACTAAACCTGCACCTGTAATGAACGTAATTGGATTAACGTTATTTGAATACAATGTATCACGTAGTCCTTCATTCATTGCAAGACTTTTAAATTCACCTTCTGATGTAATGTATCCGCTTGCTGTAGCATTTGTGATATTTCCTCTCCGTGTCCCTGCTGGCGCAAACCATGGATAAGCAACTTGATCACTCAAAGCGATTGTTCTCAACATCATATGACTTGCAGGAACAACTACGTTATTACCAAAATTGTCGCTTGTAAATCCGGATGGATAATAAACAGCCATGTAAGGATCTGAGCTAACAAGTCCTGTATCATTGTCTTCAGTTGCATTGTTAACATTTGTTGCCCAATTATTTAAATTAGTGCCTGTAGCTTCTAATCTAAATGGTGAGTCACCTACTATAAATGCTGTTAGACCTCTATCATAATTTAGTGTATTAAGTTCACCAATAAGTTCTGGATAGCCAGGACATGCCATTAAATTGAATAATCTTGACTCATCATCACGTATTTCTTCATTGCTATTTACAAGAGCTTGAAGTGCTTGTACAACAACTTTACGTTGAGCAATTCGGCCAAATGAACCTGATCCGTCTTCTTGGTTCCCAGATTCTGTAACCCATCGATCAGGTACATATCCATCCATGGGTTCGTCGTTATATCGGATATTTTTTGTAGCAGTGTTTACGTAATTTTTTCTGAATCTCTTTACATTGAAACCACTTCTGCGTAAGTTGAATAATAACATTCCTTTAGGATATAATGCTGGATCCGGTCCATCTGGATCCATATAATCGGAATACAATAAATCTGCAATTTCTCCCGGCATATCACTATTTGCTCCTGCAGTGTTATATCTAGCATCCGCAAATAAAACTCCATTTTCAGAGGTTTGATCAGTAGTATCAACTGTAAACCATCTTCTCACAAGTGGAATATCAGTCCTTCCTGCATTGAACTTATACATTACTGGAAAGTTGTCAATGTCTGATGTATCTATCCACAAATCGCCAGTAACTAAAGCAGTTCCGTCACTTTGAGTAAGAGGTATACTTGCACTAACAATTGGTCCATTTGGGTCTGTTTGAGCAGTTTCATCTGCATCATAGTAAGGACTTGCTGTTGCGCTTTGGCCACTTGATCCATCATACAAATATCCAACAAATTCGTTACCATTATGCACTAAAATATCAACTTCATCAACTATAGAATTATACCAAAGTGTTTGGTCTTCGGTTGCACCTAATACTTCATTATCGCTAGCCGTATAGGTTAAAACTTTCCATAAAGATGCTTGTAATTCTGAAGGACTAGTAGTATTATCAGTTCCTAGTACATAGTATAAGTTAGGAGTTCCATTATTTTCATCCACAAAAGGAGTAAATCCTGCTTCTGCTAAACTACCATCAGTATCAACAAATTTAATTTCACCTCCAAGGCTATGTAATATTTGAACTTTATTTTGGCTTGTTACTGTAGCACTAACATTGTCTACACCAGCATCACTTATTGCAGAAGCTAGTAAAGTTGCATCACTTGCTTGTCCTGTTGGATCAAAACTAACAGTTACAGGACTACTCATTGCTAAAGATCCATTATCTGTAGAACTTATTGTAAAAGTTTTTGTTCCTGCTGTAAGAGATCCTACAGAAATCTTTGTTCCAGTGACTGTGGTAGGTGCTATGTTATCTCTTCTATACAGTTTTATTGTTGCTGTTGGTCTAAAACCTTTGCCTACATCTGAAAGTGCATATAGTTGTCCTGTTAATAAATTTACTCCACCACCGGATCTATCCATTTCGTACAATGCTTCAGCATTACTTGGATAAATGTTAATGTCTTGACCTTCCCATAACTTTGTACTATCATTCCATTTTTTTACATCAAGTTTTGCCCCTAAATTAGGAATAGTGGTTTTTAACCATACACTTCCAGTTGGTCTAGGCCTAGTATCTAGCGCCTTAAATTCTGGTATAGATGTGTGTTTTGATATTTGTAATTTTGGAATATATCGTGTTGCAATTGTAGGTGTGCCTGTATCTGCTGTAATGCCAATTTCAGCAAATCCGTCTATGTCTGCACTAGGTGAATTTGTAATTGTCATATGCGATACCCAGCCGCCGTCGCTAAATCTACCTGTTGTATAAATTTCTAATCTACCATCAACTGCTTGGGCACTAACATTGCCTGCTACATAAACAGTGTTAATTGTTAACGCAACATCAGCAGCAGTGTCTCCAGGATTCAACGCAATTGATACTGCTTGTCCAGATTCGGCGTGTGTAGTTCCGTCTTCTTGATACAAAGTAATTTCTAGTGCTGCAGCTTGTGCTCCTGCAAACTCGAATACATTTGTTCCTTTTGCAGTTGGCCAACTTTTTACCCACTGATCACTTCCAACTAAAACCCAATCTCCTGATCTATTTCTATAAAATGCACGGTTTAAAGTAGATGTTGCAACAACTGCATACTGTCCAATTGATCCTACTGTTTTTGCTGGGATATAACCGGCAAATCCATTTACAGATAATGACCCTGTATTCGATGTTTCAGTTTCATCCGTAATTACAATAGGCTCTTTATTTGTAAACACCTGTCCATCATTAATTAATGATTCACCATTCCATTCTTGCAAACCCCATAGTGTTGTACTTGTGTCAAACCAATACGCACCGTCCATTGGCGCTGCACCTGGTGCTGTAGGTGATCCTTCTAACTCTGCCAAATCAATATCGGCTCTAACTACATAGGCTCTATTTGCTATACCAAGAAAACTGTAAGCTGTTTGCAATCCATATTCATTTAATTCTGATCCATGGATAGGATTATTATTATTGTCTGTTTTAAAAATAGGATCTCCGAATGTATCTACTAAATCACGCTGAGATGTTAGTAAATAAGGAACACCTGCGTTGCTGGCTAAAGTTCCTGCTGCTGTTCCTGATCCTGATCCGTTAGGTTTGTTGCCTGCTGTTGCAACAAAAATACAAGGTAATGTACCTGGTTCTGCTGGGGTATAAAAACTTTCGTCAACGACTTTAACTTCTACACCTGGTGATACTAGTGCCATAATCTATTCTCCTCTAAGGCTGATATTTCTACTAGTATTTAGTTATTTTTATTAAAATTAGGTTTTTGTAACACCAAAAAAGGGGTATAAAAGGTTAGGTAAATAGAATATGAGACCTTTGTGCATCTGTGGATTTAGACCTGCAGCTATTAATTATGTAAAAAATGATAAGATATACTATAGAAAAAAATGTGAGCGTTGTTTAAAACACAATAATGTTGCGGTAGGAATACCTTTATGGAAGCAACGGGGATATTTAAAAAAAAAATTATGCGAAAAATGCGGATACAAAAGTCAATATGACGAACAATTTAATGTTTATCATATTGACGGAAATTTAAAAAATTGTAGAATAAGTAACCTAAAGACAATTTGTGCAAATTGTCAGCGAATTCTTCATAAAGAAGGTATAAAATGGAAGCAGGGAGATTTAATTCCGGATTTTTAACCTATGATAAATGAATAACCTGTGCCTCCTGGTACAGCAGTTGCTACTTCTTGCTCCAATTTTTCTAGTTCTGCACTTGCCTCATTTTTTAATGTATCACCATTGAGCTGTCCTCCACCTTGCGGTCCTGCTATAGTTGCAAATTTACTCCTAGCTTCTCCTAACATCATCTTGCTTATTGCAAGTGCATAATCTCTTATCCAAGATTTTGCCATATAATCGTTAAGCAATTGTTCATCTGGTCTGTAATTGTAACATTCTAAAAGTAATGTTTCTTCTGCTCTAGGTCTTTGTAAGATTGTTAATTTGTGAGTAGAACTATTCCAATTAAATTCTATAAATGATCCAAACATTCTTCCAACTAATTCTTGATATTGGCTAAAAAAATCATATGTAGCTAATCCTCCTAAATTAGAACTTGCAAGTAAATACGTGTTTGTGTACGCTAAGTTAAAAGGTTCAAATAAACTACCACCGTCACCACCGCCTGTTCTTGATCCTATACTCCTCCGAAAAATTTTTTTAACTTCTACAATTTCTTTTGGTAAAGTATATTGGTTTTGGTCAACTATAGTTGGCATGAAAAAATAGCTTTCTTCGATACTATTATCTGATCGTTGTCTAAATCTAGTAAGAGCTTTGTCCAATGCAGTAGCATAATGTACAGGATCAAGTTCTACATCTACCATTCCCCCGCCGAGCATGTTGTGGATATAGTCATAAACCTCTTGTCTATAGGTTGTTAAATCATTCATAGGTCATATCTCCTATTGTATTTATCGTAAGATAAATACAATATGCCAAGATTATCTTTATACCGGCCCAGTAAGGGCAATGATTATAATTTTATAGATGCTAGAATTTTTGAAATGTTTACCGTAGGCGGAACTGATGTAAACATACACAAATATCTAGGCCCTAAAAATCCAACAGACGAGCAAGCAACTGCAGATATACCTCAGTATGATGTTATAGCAGAGACAAATATTCAAGATCTACTGTTTTTAGAAAATAGAGATAGGAAATATGATCCAGATATCTATACTATTCGTGGTATATATAATGTGCAAGACATAGATTTTAATCTAAGTCAATTTGGATTATTCTTAAACAATGACACTCTTTTTATGACTATACACATTAATAGTTCTGTTAAAACTCTTGGTAGGAAAATTATGAGTGGTGATGTTATAGAATTACCACACATGAAAGACGAATATGCTAAGAATGATTTCCATGTAGCATTGAAAAGTTATTACGTAGTAGAAGATGTAAGCAGAGCAAGTGAGGGTTACAGTCCTACATGGTATCCACATCTTTATAGATTAAAATGCAAACAAATAGTAGATAGTCAAGAATTTAAAGATATATTAGATCTACCAATGGATGAAGAAATACCTGCTGCAGGAAGTTTACGTGATTTATTATCAACTTACTCAAAAGATTTAGAAATAAATCAAGCAATTGTAGCCCAAGCAGAAGCTGATGCGAAAAAAAG